GGGAGCCAGCGCACGGTCGGGGATGCGAGAAGGGACGGCATCACGCGTTCCCCTCGCGAATGCGCCGCACCGTGGCGACGAGCCCAAAGCCGATGCCGGCAAGCGTGAGGGCGAGGAAGATCCACTTCGCCACCTCGAGCGCGTCGGACAGCGGCGCGATTTGCTGCGCCGCCTCCGTACAGGCCGCGCCGAGGGCGCCGGCGCCGGCCACCGTCGCGCCCTTGCCCTCGGCCGTGGCGGTCGCCCGCGTCCCGGCCGGGTTGGCCTTGCCCGCCGGCACGATCGGCTGCACCGGCGCCGCGCCTGTGCCGCCGGCCGCCAGCTCCAGCGCATGCCCGACGACGCCCGGCTTGCGCGCATACTGCCCCTTCGGGTCGACGCCGGTGACGCGGATGGTCCATCCCCGGCCGAAGGTCGACCACGTCTTGAGGCGCTGCAGGAAGGCCATGCGCGCATCACAATAGGCGCGGATCAGCGCCCGCACGTCCCGCCGGGCGATGGCGGCGAGCGTCTGCGGCCCCATGATGCCGTCGGCCGTCACGCCGACGAGGCGCTGCAGTTCCTTCGTGGCTTGCGCCGGCCCGCTGTGCACGGCGAAGTCGAGGGCGGCATAGTCGAGGCCGCACGGCAGGTCATCGCCGCGGATCGCGCCCCAGTAGCCGGCCCGGTAGATCTCGGCCGCCTCGCCCTTCGTCAGCGCCTTCACCTGGGCGGCCGAAACGCTCGGCACGCCCCGTGCCGCCGCGAGCGTGCGGTGCGTGATGCCGAACTTGGTCGGGCCGCCGGGGTCCTTGGAGTGGTTGCTGTAGCCGCCCTCGTCGCCGAAGACGAGCGAAAGCGCCACGGGCAGCGTGGAAGATGCCATGGGGGTGCTCCAATGAAAAAGCCCCGCCGGAGCGGGGTTGCGTCAGTAGGACAGGAGGCCGGCCTTACTCATTCCAGCCGGTCCATATAGCTCTATGGCTGCCCGGCACTTCTGAGACAGGCCATGGGGATCGCCGGCGAGAAGGCCCCATTCGATTTCAGCCTCCCTCACGCGCCATTCCAGCTCGGATGACCTCCCCTTGCTCTCCACCCAATCCAAGAGTTTTGGCTCGTCTAGCCGGAGCTTGCACATCTTGGATGCCATGATGGCATCGGCCCCATAAGCCGCCGCAAGCCGAACTGAGCCATCGTCCCGAGAAGCGAGCAGCACGGAGGCGCCGACAGTGAGCAGAGCCACCGCGGCGGCGATGCGATCCGAAGGACTCACGTTGCCGGCCACCACTCGCGATAAAAGTCCTCGATCGTTCCGTCATACCAAGCGTCGTTGTTGAATGCCCACGTCGCCTGGTCGCCGGTGAAATAGGTGAAATACACCCGGCCCTTGTACTCGATGAAATCGCAGTCGGAGTTATTCACGCCTTCATAGGGGCTGTCCATCGGTGACAGGACCTGCGTCGTCACGGGCAGTTCCGCGTTGCCCGCAAACGACTGCACGTTCACGAAGTCCTTGGTGCGCGCAATGTTCGTGATCCAGTAGTTCCGCCCCTCATGGTTGTTGAGCCAAAGCCACGTCAGAAGAAACCACCCGTCCGTCGCATAACGGACGGTCTGGCAGGCATTATAGGCGTTTCCGCGCAGGAGGGCGCCGATAGGCTGCCACGTCACGAGGTCGGTCGACTGCAGGAAGCGGCCCGAGAAAGGCACGGGGCCTTCATCAGTCTCATAGACAACGACAAAGCGGCCCGGAGCCTTACACGCAGATGAATTGTATATCTTCACCCCTTGGGGCGCTGTGACCACATTCCGCTCTTCCCCGGCGAAGGTCCACGTTGCCGGGTTAATCTCTCTGATCTTCAGAGAGTTTCCCGGGTTCGCGGTATTTGTCGTGCCGAAGGCATAGACCCGATCACCATCCACTAGAATGCAGCCCAGCATCCTGTCCCAAGGGATGCGGCCAACCTCCCAGAAGACGTTTTTCTCATCATCATACTGTGAAATGATGATCGCCATGCCGTCCGTGGCCGTCCACTTTCGCTGAAAGCCGGCCTTGAAAAGCCTCCCCCCATACACGAAGGGGCTTTCTTCCCACGCCTTCGGGGTGGTCTTCTTTACGAACGGAGCCGTGGTGTAAACAGTCATGAAATTTCCCCAGCCAATATCCGGCAGATAGTCCTAGATGAACGCCCCGCCCGCAACTGGCGCATCACAAGCTCAACAGAAAACTCGCCCCAGACGGCGCCCTGCGCCGATCTATGCAAAGGCCTTCACTATCAGCCGCCAGTTGCCCGGCGTTATGACGCCGGAGGCAGAGCCGTCGCTGTTGTTGATGATGCGAATGCCGCTGGTCGCGATCCTCACCGTCACAGTCGTCGCGCCTGCGCGAGCAATAATGCCAAAATGCCCCTCCCCCGGAACAGAATTGCCATATGACGCCAACATAAAGCGATCTCCGGCACTCCATCCAAGCTGAGCCGTGACGCACTCCAAGAAAACCTGCACCAGCTTCGGCTCCTCGCCGAGCCCGTGATTGACGTTGACGGACCCGTTGTTGGCCCACGTTTGCGGGGCGCTCACGAACGACTTCGTCAGCGCCCCGGAGCCCGGCAGGTTCGTCAACCGTGATCCATCCACCGCCGGCAGGCGCCCAGAAGCATCCAGCTGCACAGCTTGGTTGGGTCCGGTTCCGAAAATCAGGTTGCCTGCGTGCCAAATGGCATTGTTGCCCACAGTCGCGCCCGCCGGTGTCAGCCGGAGGGAGTTCTGGATGGCGCCTGTGGCGTCGTGCAGTATTAGCCACACCTGGCCGAGGTTGCGGTCCCAATAGAGCGTGCCGCGATTGGTACCCGCCTCATCCCTCAAGCGGAACGTCGCGTTACTCCCAACCCCGGCGACGACGTAGAGATTGTTGCGCGCCGTCGCGCCGCCTGCAGGGGCGGCGATAAGCTTGCCGGTCCCGCTGCCGAAAACCGCCATCTCACCGGCGGCGACACCGCCATCCGGCCCCACCACGTCGCCCGTGCCGGTGCCGTCCTGCCCGGGCGCGCCGCGCACGTCGATGGCCTGCGCAATGTCCGCCACAAGGCCGCCGGCGCCGACGTAGAGCCCGGCCGGGGGCTTGTTTCCCTCTCCACCCTCCCAGTCGACCACCTGGAAGACGCGCCGCGCCCCGTCGGCTATGACGGCAAGTTCCGGCGACCAGCCGTCGAGCCCATCCACGCCGGGGGCGCCCTGTGGCCCCGGCGTGGCCTCGAGCCATTCCGCCCAGTCCGCAGCCGCCGCCTCGCTCGGCTCCACCCCGGTGTTGGCCCGCAGCGCCAGCCAGAGCGCGGCGGCATGTGAAACGACCGCGTCCTTGGGATAAGTCGTGGCCGCATCCCACGCGGGATAGGGATAGAGCCCACGCATGTTCTCCGGCAGGCCGCGCAGCGTGGCGAGATATTCCGCCACCTTGCGCCCGTAGTTGCGCGGGTCGGCATTGGCGATGCCGCGCCGTACGACATAAGGTCCATTGACCTGCGAAGGCCCCGCCCATTCGGTCGCGAGCAGCAGCTCGGTATCCGAAACCACCTCCTGAATGATGGCGAAGGCGCCGCCGGCCGAAATGTCGTCGCCCCATTCGAGCGCCGACTCCCACGCGCCGCCCAGGCCGGTGACGACGCGACTGCCGTTGGTGAGCGTGGCGACGGAGCCGAGCCCCGCGCCCTCGATGTTGGTGCCGTAGAGGTAGGGATAAACGAGGGACATGGGCGTGCGCTCCTCGGCCGCGCGGGCGCGGCACGGAAAGGACAGGCTGGGGATGGGTTCAGCGCGGCAGGGCGATGCCGGCGGATGCGAGGGCAGCCGGCCCGGTCGGGGCAAGCGATATCGCGTGCTCCGCGAGGATCGATGTCACCTCGGCATGGCTCGACGCGGCGGCAATCCGCTGCTTGATCGCAATGCGACGGTTCTTGACCGCCCAAACCTCGGCCAGGCGGTCGGACACGAGTTGTGCGAGATCGGCCTCACCCAGCCCCCTGAGCCGAGCCTCTGCGGCGAAGCCGGCAGCGGCCTGCTCGCCCTGCAGCACCCGGGCCGCCTCGAAGGCTGTCACGATGTCTTCCATGGGGGAGACGCGCCGTATCGGGTAGGTCCCGCCAAAATGCGCGTCGACGGCATCGATGGCCCGGCGCTTCATGTCCTCGAGCGGAATGCCGATGGTCCTCATGCGGTCACCGTGACGTCATGCACCGCCGGCAGGAACGGGAACAGCTCGAACCGCAGCGCGTACCTGCCCGGCACCTCGAAGATCAGCACATCCTCGGTGTCAGCCATCTCGAAAGCTTCCTCCATCCAGTCCGTGCGGATGGAAACAGTGGTGCCGGGCGGCGCCTTCACCATCATCGCGTGACCAACCGGCAGCGTTTCGGCGCCGAGTTCGACGGGCAATGCCTTCCGGCGCAGCAGGGCGCCGGAGCCACCGACATCCACATAACAGGCGTCGAGGATGACACCACCCGGGCCAGCCAGCTCGTAGGCCTCGGCCGCGCTCACCTCGAGAAAGCGCTCGCCCCGCGAACGGAGCAGCGCCTCGTAGCCGGCAACATCCGAGACCTCTGCCGTGTAGAGAATACGCCCCTGCTCATCATGGACGATGAACATCATGTTACCGCTCCGATCACGAAGAAGGTGAAGGTCGAGCTGAAGCTCCCGTACCAGGTGAGGTAGGTGGGATAGACATCCACGCGGAAGCTCTGCTCGTAACGGGTGTGCCACGTCGCCGGATAGCCGCCCTCCGACGCCCACTGCACCTCCCAATCCCAGAAGGGCGTCCGGTAGATGACGACGACGGGATTGGCGACATAGGGCTTGCTGAACGATATCGAGCCGGATGCGCCGCCGGCGACATACTTGTCGACCAATAGCGGGCGGAACTTGCTGCTGAAGATGACGTCGATGCTCATGTCGTCGGTCACGGGGCCAACGGAGCGCGAGAGGCGGAACACGTCCGCCGGGTCGCCTGCCGACAGGTACATCATGCCAGCCGGCTCCTGTACAACAGGTAGGCGGCATAGGGCGGCACCGTGTTGCCGTAGACCTGCGAATAGCGCGGGCTGCCGGAGGTATCGAGCGCGCGCGTATTCTCGAAGGCGTCAATGGTCAGCGTCGTCGTGGTGGTGGTCGCGGACATAGTCCACTTCTCGAAAAGCGTGTTGACGTTGGAGAAGGCGCCGCTGCTGCGCCTGACGGCCGGCAGGGCTTCCCATCGTCCGTTCCCGTCGACGCCCCACGCGAAGACCTGTGGCGGCGACGTGAACGGACCGATGGATGCTACCCCGCGCCGGTTCAGCCCCGCCCCGGTCGGGCTGAGGGTGAGCATCCCGTGCGCCAGCAACTGCCCGAAGGTGAAATCGAGACTAAGGAGCAACTGGCTGAACGTCGCTGTCTCGACGTCAAATCCCGGTTTCGACACCCTGAGCGTGTCGGCGCTCAACAGCACGCGCTTCATGTCGTCTATTCCGCGCCGAAGACGATGTATCGGATGGTTCTCCCCGCTCCGTCGTAGCCGTTCCGGCGGACGAACTGCATGTAGCGGGAGCCGGGGGCGCCGCCGAACTGGATGTCGTAGCGCGACGATGAGCTGTAGGTGTTCACGCCGCCCGCCCAGAACCAGAAGATCTCGACCGGATGCATGAGGTTGCCGTCGAATGGCGCCCACCAGACGGCCGGGCTCCCCTGCACCACGGGCGGCAGATAGACGGGCGTAAACAGCCCGACAGCGCCTGCCATGAGCAGGGCTGCGGATTGCCCCCACTGCGTCGAGAACGACAGGGACGTAAAGCTTGCGGGATCGGCCGTCGCCACATCGATACCGGGCCGGGAGATGAACAGCCCCACCGGCCCGGACGGGTGGCGCCCGAGAATTACGCGCCTAGTCATCCCAGATCACGATCCGTCTGTTGGTCGCGTCGATCAGGAACTTCTCGTCGGGGCTTTCGATCTTGCCCGTCTTGAGCGTCCCCATGTTGGCGGAGACGGCGGCCAGCTCCGCCACCTCCAGCTTCTGAGCCGAAATGGTGCCGTCGGCGACGAGGTCACCCCGGATCGAGACCTTTGCCTGCCCGCCCCGGTTGGCGATGGTGAAGAAATACTCCGGCACGATGCCCGGCTGGCTCACCGGCGGGCCGACGAGGAACTTGTCCGTCTGGATGCGGAACTCGTTGAACACCTCTCCCGGCCCGCCGGTGGCCGTGATGCTCTCGAATCCGGCGACGTAGCCGTTGACGTCGATCGACACCTTGTAGGAGCCGACCATGTTGCCCTGCCAGTCGGCGATAGCGACGAGGTTGTCGGACACGGTCACGCCGTTGTCGTCGAACTCGGCCGTCACCTCGGTGCCGAAGATGGCGAGAGCCTTCTCGGCCGTCGCCTGCGCCACCGCCACCTGCTTCACGGCGGCCCGCGCCGTGCCCTCGGCCGCGTCGGCGATCACGTGCCCCTCGGCCGCGAGGTCCGCCACCTCCTGCAGCAAAGGGTTGCTCTCGACGAACTTGCGCAACTCGCTCTTGAGGTCGTCCTCGTCGAGGCGGATCGTGATGAAGTCGTTGCGCAGCTCGACGTCGATGCCCGCGACATCGACCACCGACCACGGCCCCTCCAGGTTGTTCACCGTGAGCGGCCGCACCCGCAGCTTCAGGTCGCTCGGCGCCACGATCACCTGCAGCGCCGGGCTCGCGCCGCGATAGATCTCGCCCCAGCTCTCGCCCTCGTCGTAGGACACCTGCGCCACATAGGTGGCGGCCCCGTTCGGCGGCGTCCAGCCGGCCCGCAGCATGGCATTGGTGCCCTGCTGCAGCATCGAGGCCGCAAGCTCGGTGATGACCGGCACGGCCGGCTCAAGGAAGGGCGGCACCGGCGGCGCCGGCGGCACGCCGTCCTCGTCGGTGTCATACACCTCCGGCGCGTCGATGACGGTCTCGATATCCATGTAGACGCCGTCCGAGGACGACGTGCCGCGCGTGACGAGGCCGTGATAGGTGCGCGGCTGCCCGGCCGAGAACACAAACGAACATTCGTCCTCTGTCGGCTGGCGCGCGATCGCCGCCGCAGCCGTGATGCCCTGGTCCGCCTCCACCGCGGCGAGGTCCGCCTCGTCGAAATAGGCGATGTCGTCGGCGCCGCCGCGCAGCACGCGCACGGGGCCGAAGGGCCGCCCGTTGCGGCGGCGCACCTCGAGGTAATGGTTGCCGTCCGGCGCCCATTCCACTGGGCGGGAGAGCGTCACGCGCCGTAATTGCGCGTCATAGGCCGTGACGCGCCCGCCCTGCCCCCACGTCTGCGGCAGGTCCGACGCGATGGCGACGAGGTCGCCCCGCTTTAGGAGGCGCCCCTCCAGCTCCACCCGGCAGGACACCGTGCGCCGGCGAAAGCGGCTGACGGCGGCGAGGTGCCGCGCCACTCCGGTGGCCTGCGCCCGGCGCGTCAGCCCCGGCACCTGCACCCGCGCCGGCATCTGGAGCGTCTGCCCGATGGGCGCCGAGGACACGTCGGCGAGCCGCCAGGTGGTCTCGTCGAGATATTCGACGACGACGCCGTCGGCCCACTCCTCGTCCTGCAGGTTGCGGACGATGGAGAGCGAGCCGCGCACCATCTCCCGGTCGGTGATGAGCATGGCCGGAAGCCCGCGCGGCTCATCGCGCACCATGGTCAGCCGGTCGCCGACAAAGGCCGGGTTGGCGCGCCCGACGCGCAGGGCCGTCTCGATCGCGTCCTGCACCGAGACCGGCTCGGTGAATACGTGGTCGAAGGTGTGACCGAGGCTGTCGTAGAGCGCCGCGTAGCTGACGAAGGTCTGCAGGTCGACATGGGCGAGCGGCAGGCCGGCCGAATAGAGCGCGTTGGACCAGATGTCGAGCGCGGCCCAGACGGGGTTGCGCGTCGGCTGCTCCACCCAGCCCGCGCCGTTCCACACGGGGATGATGCGCGTGGCGATGACGCCGAGCTTGCGGCTGGAGAGGCCCGACAGCGTCGCGTCGGCCCGCATCCGCAGCGCGATGGTGGTGACGTCGGGAAAGCTCTGCGGCCCGTCGATATGGGCGCGCAGCGCCGACCAGACGACCTGGTTCGCCCCACGCACCTTGCCGCCATAGAGTGATTGGCCGTCGATCTCGTCGTCCGTGCGCCGTGCCCGCACCTCATAGCGGCCCGGCGCCACGTTGGCGCGCTCGGTGATGCGGATCTGCGACTGCTTCGTCAGCTGGTACTGGCGGAAGAAGATGTATTGCCAGTCGCCGATGGGCGCGCCGGCATCATCCACCCGCCGGGCCTGCACCTCGATATAGGTGCCCGCCCACAGCACCTGGTCCTTGTAGGTGGTGTAGGAGCCGCCGGGCCAGACGAAATCGAGCAGGATCTGCTTGGCCTGCGTGCCGGCCGCGTTGACGATGAAGCCACCCACCCAGGCGCCCGGCGCGAGCCGCTGGCCGCCGACTTCCGAGGCCGTCACGACATTGACCGGGAAGAGGTCTACCTGCTCGCCGGGGCCGTTGATCTCCACTGCGACCGAGCCGGCGAAGGAGGGCAGCACGCCCTGCCCCTTGCGCCACATGGGCGTGTCGTCGATGCGGATCTCCTCGACGTCATACCGGCCGCAGCCGAGCGCCAGCAGCTGGTAGAGCAGCTGGCTGTCGCCGGAGAACTCCGAATAGGGCGGCGCCGCGAAGTCCGGAAAGGCCAGCCGGCGGCCGTAGCCGACCGGGATCGGCTGCAGCGGCCGGGCGGCATTGCCGTCGGCGGCAATCGAGAACAGGTCCTCGTCGCTCTTCTCGCTCTTGCCGCCTGCCTTCGGCCGCATGAAGGCCGAGAGCAACAGCCCGCCCCCGGCGAGGATGAGCGCCCCCGCGATGCCGGCGGCCGTCGAGCCAGCCCCGCCGAGGCCGAGCGCCCCGGCGATGAGCCCGCCCGCCCACGGCGCGATGGCCGTGAGCGCCACCATGGCGACCACGGCCGCGATGGACTTGCCCGTCGACGCCCCGCCTCCGGCGCCGCCGCCGAGCGGCCGCGACAGGAAGACGACCTCGTCGCGCTTGCGCAGCCGGCGACGCGGCCACTCGCGCACCGGCAACGGCGCACCGTTGACGAGGCACACGGTCGGCAGGCCGGCAAAGGTCCACCCCTGCCGGCGCACGAAGCGGGCCACCGTCTCCCGGTGGTGGCGCTCCGCCGCATCGACGACGAGCAGCGGCGCTCCCGCCGGGTCGGCGAGTTGGTGCAGGACGAGGGTCATGCAGGATCCGACTGTCTCTTGCCGTCGCCGCCCATCAGGGCAAGATGCGGCGGGGCAAAATGGGGGATGACGATGCCTTACGATCCGAAGTCCGGGCAGTACACGATGGAAATGCCGGACAACCGCACTCAGGCACTGCTCATGGTCAGCGTGCTCGGCTCCGCCCTGCGATCAACGCTGGAGGCCTTGGCGGCGCAGAACGGCAACAAGCGCGGACCATGGTTCGACGAGCTTTCGGCGCACCTGCTGCAGGACGCCAAGAGCACGATCGCCGAAGGCATCGCGATCGGGGATGATGCCAAGGGCGTCGGCCTCGGCGTCGAGGTCCTGCAGGCTACGCTGGATGCTGTCGCGCGAAAGCTCACGGTCTGAGATGACGATGCGGCCGGGGGCGCGCTCCGGAGCGAGAATGTGCATCCGGCCATCGGAGCTCGAAACGAAGCCGCTCATGCGCACCTCCTGAAATACCGGACGTTGTGAAAGCCCTTGGCGAGCAGCGTCGGCCAATCGTCGGCGACGACGCCGGTCGGCGCATCGGTGTGCAGCACGAGCCGGCGCGCCCCGTCGGCAACGAAGACGCCGAGATGAAAGTCCCGGCCGTCGACATTGCCCATCAGCACGAGGTCGCCGTCCCGCGCCGAGGAGACGCGCTCCCACGCCGCACGCTCGGGATGGGCGAGGATCGCCCGCGCCGTGGCGCGCGGCTCCGCCGTCTCCCGCGCGATCGGCGGCAGGGCGACGCCATAGACCTCGCCGAGCACGTGCCGCGCGAGGCCGTAGCAATCGAACATGTCGGGACCGTCCGCCCCCACCTGGTAGGGCCGGCCGATCAGCGCCCGAAGGCGCGCAATTCTGTTGTTCATGAGGTCGCCAGGAGGCTCGGATATTCCTGCGCCGAATAGACCTTGCGCAGGAACTTCAGGTTCTGCGGATTGGCCAGGCTCACCCGGCCTTCGATGCGCGAGCCGGTCTCCGTCACCTCGCGCATGACGAAGCGGAACGGCCCGTAGGCGACCGTCGTCGGGTCGCTGGCGAGGTAGACGCGGAAGATGACGGTAAGCGTGGCGCTCATCGTCTCCGCCTGATCGAGATAGCGCGACACCTCGCGGCCGACGTTGTCGATCCGCAGCACGGCCTCGACGGGCCGGCCCTCCTCGAAGCCCGGCCACTCGATCTCGAAGGCGATGGCCTGAAAGGTCACTTCCTGCCCGCCGTCGAGGGGGGCGCCTGCCTCCAGCCGCAGGACCTTGTCCTCGAGCTGGTTGACCACCCGCACCGACTGCGCCCCGAAGGCCGGATGCAGCAGCTCGACGGTGACGAGCTGCACGTCCGTCTTCGGGTTCGCTGCGACGTTGACGGCATATTCCGGCGTCCAGAAGTCCACCATCACAGGCCCCGCACGGCGAGCTGGAACGAAACGAGCCGGCGCGCGCCGACCGGCTGCACCTTGACGGCATTGGCCCCGCCAGCGATGCGCACCGTCCGCACCGCGCAGCCCGTGCCGGTATAGACCGGCATGTCGAACTCGGCCGCGCCCTGCCCGAGCTCGGTCATGAGAAAGGCGACGAAGGCCTGATACTCCGCCGCGCTCATCAGGATGGCGTAGGGCATGGTGGCGATGGTGTCCGCGAACTGCCGCCGCGCGCGCGTGTTGCCGCCCTGCATGTCGGTTTCGAGCAACTCGCCGGCGAGGCTGTCGATGCCCCAGCCGGCAAGCTGCGGCTTGCTCGGCACCCCGGCCGGCCAGGTCGGGTTCGCCATCACCGCCCCCGCATCCGGCCGAGCCCAAACCGACTCTGCAGCCCTCGGGAGATGTCGCCACCCTTGGCCACATCCCCGAGCACCACATTGCGGATCATCACTTCGAGCGCCTTCCCATCCGGCCCGTTGGTCATGCTTGCCGTCGCCTCGGTTCCGGGCGCTTCGTGAATGACCACTTTCAAACCGTCGCCGCCCCCGCCGCGCGGCTGCACCGGCGCCGGGATGCGTGGCATGTCGACATAGCCCCCGTCGGCAAAACCGCGCGCCGCGCCTCGGCGCAGGGCCTCGAGGTTGCCCACGCCGAGCCGCGCGACGGCCGCCTTGTCGAAGACGTACTCGCCCCTGTGCACCACGCCGGCCGGCTCGTATTTGCCGCCAGCGCCGGTATAGCCGCCGCCGGCAAAGCCCTTGAAGAGCGCCCCGATGATCCCGCCGACCTGGCCGCCCGAACCGGAGAGGCCGAGGAGACTGGCGAGCGGCCCCTGCCCCAGCAATGCCGCCTGCAGCGCCGCATCCGCAAGGCGCTTCACGAGATTCATGAGCGCCTCTTCGGCGTTCTCGCCGCCGGAGACGATGTCCGAGAAGAAGCTCGAAATCTCCTGCCCGATGAACTGCTGGAGCTCGACGAAATCCTGCTGCGCCTGACGCGCGGTCTCCAGCGCCGCCTCAGCCTGGCCATAGGCCGTGGCGAGTTGCTCGATCTTGGCTCGATACTCGTCGGTCAGGGGCAGCCCGGCGCGCTTGGCGGCGAGCTCCAGCTCGAGGGCCTTGCGCGCCTTCTCCCGCGCCGCAGTCGTCAGGCCGAGGCTCTCACGCTCCCGCTCGAGCATCGCGATTTGCTCTTGCGCGCGGCGCAAGTCGTCGCCGAAGCGGTCGGCAGGCGACCGGCCCTTGCGATCCTTCGCACCCGGCACCTTGTAATCGGCGAGCGACACGGGGCTGACGGCCGACTTGGTCGCGCCGGGTTGATAACCGGCCATCGATCCGGCCCGCGCCTGCTCCTGTACCGACTTCCACGCCTCGGCAACACGCTCGGCCTGGTCCAGTGCGTCGTTCAGCGGCACGAGGCCTGCGGCGCGTATCCCTTCGGCGGAGAAGTCCGCCCCCGCCAGCTCGCCGAGACGACGCCAGAACGGGTGATTGCCGAGCGAGGTGAACCACCCCTGCAGGTTCGCCAGGCCGCCGGCGGCCGAGTTGATATACTCCGCCAGCCGCTCGATCGCTGACGCGACGGCATTGATGTTCTCCGCGACGCGCTGCGACGCACCCACGGTCTTGTCCAGCTCGCCGATGAAGACGACGAAGGCATTCGCGGCACGCTCCGTCGCCTGCGCCACGGTGCCCTGCGCCTTGGCCGCCGACTGCTCCAGCAACGGCATTCCGGCGAGGAAGGCGCGGAAGAACGCTTCCGAAGAGACCTTCCCGTCGTTCACCAGCGTCTTCAGCGTAGCGACAGAGCCGCCCGCCTCCTTCAGGCCTGCCGCGACAGCCTGAAGGATCGGCCGCGCCCCCTCGTTCACCGAGTTGAATTCCTCGGCCCGCACGACGCCGGAGCCGAGGGCCTGACTGAGCTGGAGCAGCGCCCCGGCCGCCTCCTGGCTACTGGAGCCCGCGACGCGCAGGGCGAGCGAGACGCCGTCCGTAAAGCGTAGCAAGTCGTCGGACGACGCGCGCAGCTCCTTCTGCGCCTGCGTCGCGCGGGAATAGAGGGTCGTCAGCGGGCCAAGGGCCGTGCCGTTGCGCTGCGCGATCTGGTACAGGCTGGCGAAGGTCCGCTCCAGCGCAGCCCCCTCCAGCCCGGCCACCTTCAGTGCATTCTGAAGGTTGACGTACTCGGCGGCCGCCGAGGTGATCGCGCGCGTCGCCTCGACGGAGCCGATACCGAGGCCGACCAACCCGAGACCGCGCGCAAGGCCGGAGCGGAAGCTACGGCCGATGTCGCCGAGGCTCGCCTCGACGCGTGCCCGCGACTTCTTCGCGTCGGCCTCGATCCCCCTCAATGCCTTGTCGGCAGTCGTGCGCGCCTTGTTCAACTCGCGCTCGAATTTCCGCACGCTCGCCTCGAGCTGTACGGTCAGCCGCTCCAGATCGGTCGCCATTGCTCACCCTCGGGAAGAGCCGTCCGCCAGCCAGGCGGAGTGCTTCTCGACGAGCGCGTCGTAATCGTCGCCCGTCATGGCCGGCGGCTCGTCGCGTCCGCCGTGCGCCCGGTTCCAACCCTCGACGGCCGCGGCGAATTGCCAGAGCGACATCGCATCGACCTCGGCGGGCGTGAACCCTAGGACGGCTCCACTGCCGTAGAGGACGTCGACGGGGAGCCGCCCGTCCGACGGCGCCGACGTCCTTCTTTTCCCGGCCGGGGCCCTGGCGGCCCCACGAGCGCGGCGAGCAGCACGCTCTGCGCTGGCGGCACGCTCTCCATCAGCGGCCTGGCATCCACATAGCGCTGCACGAGCACGAGAGCCTTCACCGGCTGCATGCCGCCGCCGATAAGGCCGAGCCGCAGCGTCTCGCGCAGGTCATCGATGCGCCAGGTGCCGTCCGTGATGCGCCGGAGGATCTCGGCCGGCCCTGCGCCGCACTTGTCCTGCAACTCGCGAAGCTGGCCGATAGCGAGGCGAAAGCGATGCTCGCCGTCGCCCCAGTCCATGGTGAGAGAGGCGTCGGCGCTCATCAGACCGCCGCCACCCAGACCACCGCGCCGTCGTTCTGCAGCTCGACCTCGACGGAGATCTTGCCGTCATCCTCCGATGCGCCGAGATTGAAGGTGGTAAGCACGAAGCGGCCCTCGTAGTGGCCACCACCATCAGCCGCAGGCACATCGAGCTTGATGCGGCAATTGCGCGCCTCGCCGGTCATGAACCACTCGCGCCACACCTCGTGGGCCGCGAGCGCCAGCACGCCGGAGCCAGAGATGCTACCGCTCAAAGCCCGCGCCACACGCTCCGTCCACGACGGCAGGGACGGATCATCGCAATCCGGCACCGTCGTATCCGACGTTTCGGCGGAGAAGTTGAGGCCCCGTGTCGTCAGGCCGCACGGCGCGGAGAACACCTCCGGGTCGGCGCCGTCGCCGACCTGGATGAGCATCTTGTACCAAGCTGCGGTTTTCGGGGGAGCCATTCCAGCCTCCAACAAAAAAGCCCCGCGGGAGGCGGGGCGGGTTGATCGATGGGGTTGCGGCGTTCAGGGGGCGTCGATTTGCGCCCGGAAGTTGACGATGCCGTGCGTGGTGAGCCCGTCGGGATCGGCGAGAAATCGCGTGTCGCGGTGCACGATGAACACGAGTCCGTAGCCGGGCAGATCGGCCTCGGCCCGGTGCAGGACCGCCACGATGGACTCCGCGATGGCTGATGCCTCGATCCTGCCGGGCTTGCGCGACCAGACATGGACATTAAAGAAGATTTCGACGGCGGCGATGCAGTCGGCATCGTCCCGCACCACCTGCCAGTCGGCGACGTGGAGATAGGGGAACGTCGGCGCGGGGGCCACCCGATCAAAGACACGGCCCGCGACTGCATGCACTCCCGCCTTCAGTGCGCCGACCGCGAACACCTGAAGGGCATAGTCGGCGCTCATGCCCCATCTCCGGCCACTCGCCTGGCGGCCTTCGTCACCGCGCGAGATACACGGGATCGCACCCGGCGCCGCAGCGCGCGGTAAGCCGGGAAGAAGAACGGAATGCCGCTCATGTTGACCGTCCCGAACTCCACCCAGCGGGCATAAAAGGCGTCGCTGCTACCGGCGTAGACGGTGACCTTGAGGTCTCCCGAGCCGCCGGTGGCGAGCGCCATGCTGCCCTTCGGCGCCTCGCCATAGGTCCAGCCGATGCTGTCGCGCAGTGCCCCCTTGTCGACCGGCACGAGCGATTTCGCCAGGGCGACGATCTCGTCGGCCGACCGCTCCAGCGCGACGCGAATGTCGGCCTTCACGGCCTCCGGCAACGCCTTCAGCTTGCGCATCAGCCGTTCGCGGTTCCTGACCCTAGCCATCGGCCACCCCCGCCTCGCACAGCAGGTCCAGATAGGCCCGGCGCTCATCCATGTTGGCGATGGAGCGGATGTTGTAGACCGCGCCCGTGCGGGCGTTCCGCGCCCGCCAGCTTGTGTCGATGGCCGCGGTCGCCACGCTGTAGCGGATGCGGATGACGACCGGCTGCACGCCGGTGAGCCGCGCCGCAATCACCTGCTCCCCACCCTTGAGAGGCTGGATGCGTGCCGCGACCGGCGCGATCCGTTCCCGCCATTCGCCGACATAATTGCCGGCGTCGTCATCGATCTCCTCACGCGCGTCGAACGCCACGCGCTCGCGCAGCGGGCCGGCTCCCGGTTTCGTCGCCATCGCCATCGTCCTTCCTGATCCGCGCGGCCCGCCCGGCGGCAACCGCCGCCGCGGCGCAGCGCGTCGTCACGAGAAGCCGGTGCCCGCGCTTGTAGGCGATGGTCACGCCCGGCCGCGGCGACCAGTCGAAGTCGGCAGTGAAGTGGACGCGGGGCATGTCACAGCCAGCAGCGAAACGGCGCCAGCAGCGCCCGGACGCCAAAGGGCAACTCGGCAACGGCCGGGCCTACGCTCTCGCGCGCCTCGTACCACTGCCCGACGAGCAAGAGCGCCGCGTGGCGGATGGGCTGCGGAACGTCGTCGGCGGCCCCATATCCGGCCCGATATTCGATCCGGACAGCGTCGGGCACGTTGTCGACCGTCGGCCACACCTTGCCGCGTGCCGGCACGACCTGCATGAGGCCCTCGGACGTGACAACGAGCCGATAATCGCCCGGGGGCACCGTCGTGGCATTGCCATCGACGTCGGTGTAGCGGACGGCATCAACGCCGACCGTCGGCGGCAGCGGCAGCACGATCCCGCCGCAGAAGCCCGGGAGTTGGAGCTCCAGCGTCTCCGTCACCAGCGAGCGCCCGAGCCAGCCCGTCGCGCCGCCGATCCACCGGGCCGCCGCGGTGACGAGGCTGCTGATGTAGTCGTCGTCATCCGCATGATCGACACGCAGATGCGCCTTTGCATCCTCGAGCGAGACGAGCGGCTCCTGAGCCGCCTGGATGACGACGACCGGCATCAGCCCTCTCCGCCCTCGCCGGCGCCCTTGTTCTCGCCCTCCGGCGCCTTCTTGTTCGGCGGCACCCGCGCGGCCTTGGCGCGGCCGGGCTTCGCCTTCTCGACGGCCCGAAGTTCCTTCGCCTTGCCGAGGTCACGCGAAGCGACCTTGCGACGGTCGACAAGGTCCTTCGCTCGCGCTTCCGTCACCTCGATCACGTCGCCGGCGCGCACCGCCTTGTTCTCGCTGGAGTAGCTCTCCCGCAACATCACCACCTTGACCATGACCTGCCTCCTCATGGATGAGACGGGCGGCTCCCGCCGCCCGTCCTTTTCATCCCGACCTCGCCGGGATCAGTCGGCGACGTTGCCGAAATCGCCGTAGATGAAGGCCTCGGGGCGGTAGATGGCGAGTGCCAGCCGCTCCTCGGCGAGGATCGTGACCATGTTCTTGACGAAGTTGTCCCGATCCTCCGTCGACACCTCGACGGAGGCCTCCTCGCGGTCGAAGATCTGCGCGCCGAGGCGGAAGGCGCCGGTCAGGAACTTGTCCTGATCGATCGCCTGCGTTTCGACGACGGGCAGCCGCCAGAGCGTCGGCGTCGTCCCGTTCTGGGGATTGCCGACGATGTAGCGGCCCTCGCCGTCCTTCGTCAGCTCGATCCGCGCCCAGTCGACGGGGTTGAGCACGTGCCCGGTCGCCGGATACTCGGCCAGCACCGCCTGCAGCATGGCGAGGCGAAGACGGTCGATCATCGTTTCGCCGTCCGGGGTGAACGGCGCACTATAGGCGCTCGCGACGGTGATGATGCCCTCGAGATTGGTGCCGGTGCCGTCGCCCTTGAGAAGCTGCAGTTCCTCGACGAAGGCGAGGCCGTAGCGCAGGCGCCCGTCGATATAGGACTGAAGCTGCGGCGCATCGGCGAGGATCTGCCTCGAGCCGCGCACCCAGTGCGCGATGGTGCGCACGGGAGTGTTGATCAGCTCGAAGGTGATGTCCGACTCGGGCTTCGGCGCCGCCGGGTTCTCATCCACGGTGGCCGCATTGTTCGTGAAGCCGCTCTCACGCACATACTCGATGGAGTTGGACGCGGTGGTGCCTGGCGTGAGGAGATCGCGCACCGTCATGCGCCGATCCGGCGTCGAGATGATGCCGGGCTGCCGCTGCGGCTCGACGAGAACACCGGCCGACGTGGGGGCCGAGGTGATCGTCTTGACGCCCACCTTGACCGAACCGCGCGAAGGCGCCCGCTGCATGAAGGACTTCACGTCCTCGTTCTCGATCACGAGCATGCCGGTCGACTTCACGCCATCCGGATCGGACCTGCCGCGGCGGGCCATCTTCTGCTCGATCTCGTCGACGCGGGCCTTCATCTCGTTCATCGACGAGAGCGCCTCATCGGTCCGCTGCTTCAGCTCGTCGCTGACGGTCTGCCCAGCGGCCATCTTTCTCGCCACGTCCTCGCCGAAGTTCTTCACCTGGTCCATGACCTCGGTGAGTTTCTTCGACAGGGCGCCGATATCCTCCTCAGCCGAGCCGGCCGACTTGAAGCCCATGCCGACCATGCCCGCGGCGATGGTCGCGGCACCGAGGCCGGAAGCGGAGCCGCCGGCGGCGAGCGCGGCGGCGGCAGGGTCCGTCATGACGAAGGCGCAGGCCGCGACGAAGGCGACGGCGAGCGCGAGAATGCACATGCGCTTCATGTTCAGTCTCCGAGTTTCGGGAGGGAGAAGCCGTCGAGCAGGCTGTTCATCTGCTTCAGCACGGCATGGTGTTCGCCTTCGCCCTCGGACTCGCTCCGGAGCAGGTGCTTGAGGCCGCGACTGGCGACGATCGCGGCCTGCGTTTTCGAGAAGCCTGCCTCGCGCAGGAACCGCTCGAATTCGGGAAGATCGGGCAACGTGCCGCGCGCCAGCTTCATCTTGATGGCGTCGACCCGCGCCTCGTCGTTCGCGGGGAAGGTGACGAGGGAAACCTCGACAAGGTCGAGTTTCTTCAGGGTGCGGATGCGCTCCTTCTCGTCCCAGCTGTCCTCGCGGACGTAGTAGCCGATGGAGAGGCCTGTCACGGCGCCTGCCTTCATGAGGGCATGCGCTTCCTTGGCGAGGCCGACATCGTTGACGAGGAGGCGCCCCTCGGCGAAGAGGCCATGCCCGTCCTCGACGAGCTTTTCGTAGACACCGATCGGCTGCCCGCTGCGATGCTGCCACAGCACCGGCACCGGGCGGCCCTTTGCCTTGATCGCCGCAAGGCTCTCCGCGAAGGCGCCGGGCGCCACAATCTCGCGATAGCTGTCCACGACGCCGAAGACGGAGCCGTAGCCGGAAAAAAGGCCGTCATCGCTGACGGCCTTCACCGAGAGGTCGAAGTCCCTGATCTTCAGGGACGCATCCTTGCGGAACATGATCAGTCCTCCAGCGGCGGGCCGCCGTTGTGGCCCATCAGCGCCTTCACGCGCTCGTCGACGAACCTTCCGAGCTGGTCGAGCGGAACGAGGTTCGACTGCACCGTCAGCACGTCGCCCCCCGGCATCGGAGGCAGGTTCTCGCGGGCCCGGATCTCGTTGCGGGTGTTGATGCCGTTCTGGGCGAAGGTGTTGTAGAGGGCCGCGCGGCCTTGGCTGTCGGCCCGCAGCAGGCCCTCGAGGTTGAACTCGGCGAAGAAGCGCAGCCGCTCGACAGGCGAGAGCAGCTGACGTTTCACGGCCTGTTCGATCCGGGCGAGGTACGGACGCAGCGCGAAGGTCAGGAAGGCGATCATCTGCTGCTCGAGGCCGGTGCCCCAGCTCGTCGACTTCTCCGAATGGCCGATCATGAACGGCGGCACCCGGAACCAGCGACAGATCTCCTCGACGTGGAAGGCGCGCGTTTCGAGCATCTGCGCGTCTTCGGGGTTCATCGTGATCGGCTGGAACTTCATGCCGGCTTCGAGCGTGAAGATGCCGCCCGCGTTGGCGCTGCCCGCCATCGGCTCGACGATGGCCTTCTTCAGCTGCTCCCGCTGTTCCGCCTTGAGAACCTGGTCGATCGTGAGGACGCCCGTCGGCCGAACGCCGTTGGCGAACATCTTCGCCGCCGCCTCGTCGGCCGCCATGGCGGTGCCGAGCGTCTGGCGAGCGAAGGCGATGGGCGAAAGCCCCGTGTCGAGGCCGGCGCCGAAGCCGCGAACGTGGAAAATGCTGCCTTCGCGATAGACGCGACGCTCGCCATCGCCCGTGTAGGTGTAGCGGAGCGCGCCGTTCTCATCGCGATCCACGGTCATGCATTCAGGCCTGAGCAAAGTCAGGGCGCGGATCTCTCCGGCGGAGGTCGACTTCTCCGCATAGGCATTCCCCCACAGGCATAGGCAGGCCACGACGCCTTCCCAGAACTCGACCGCGGTGAAGTCCGCATTCGGCTGGTCGTGCAGGAGCTTGTAGAGCGGATGCCCGGTCGCGGCCTGCTTGTGCCCCTCGGCGTTCTTCTCGAACACGCCGAGCGGAAGCGTGGCGATCGTTTCAGACAGAAGCCGGACGCAGCTCCACACCGTGGCGAGCTGCAGCGCGCGGTCGGGCGTGACGGGCTTCCCGGCATAGCTGTCGACGCCGAGAAACGTCGCCCAGAAGCCGCCATCGGTGAGCTTGATGCGCTTTCCGCGCCACCGGTCGAGCAGGCCCATCAGGTCACCACCACGGGGTTGGAGAGGAAGTCGTCCAAATTGCCGCCCTCCCCCTCGTCCTTGGCCGCAATGCCGAGCGCCATCGCCATGGCGACGATGCCGTCGATGCGTTCCGTCGACTTGTTCTTGGCCGGCTTGATGTTGCCGGCCGGGTCTTCCTCGACGGCCACCACCTGCGCATGCCGGCGCAGGATGGGATGGCCGCCATGGTGGAAGCCGTTGCAGAGCACGAGGCGCTCGATTTCCTTCGACGGCGCCGACATGGAGGCGAAGCCCTGCCCGTAGAGCACGACGGGCAGGCCCTCCTGCTCGAGCTTCACGGCCGTCTCAGTGGCGTTCCACCGATCGATGGCGAGTCCGCCCTCATGGGCTTCGCGCTTCGAATTGCCGACATGGGCAATGCGATAGCGCTCGGCGTCTCTGAGGATCTGCGCCTGGATAAAAGCGTAGTCGACGACATTGCCGGGCGTCGTCGTCAGCGCGCCCTCTTTCGCCCAGCGATCGTAGGGAAGACGATCGCGCTTCGAGTGCTCCTTCAGCCACGCCTCCGGCTTGAAGAAGCGCGGCAGCACGATCGGCACCGGCAGGCCCGGCTGCGCCGGGAACCACCACACCAGTGCCGACAGGTCGATGATGGCCGAGAGGTCGAGGCCGCCGAAGCAGCGCTTGCCGACGAGATGCCGCTCCAGTTCCTGCCAGGCCAGCGGCCCGCGGCAGTGATCCCAGCCGAAGCGGTTCCCCTCGTCGTCGATGCCGTCCATCGGCAGCCAGCGGACGGCCTGCTCCGTCCACATGTTGAGGTGATAATTCTTGAAGTGGTTCTCCAGACGCGGCAGCTGCCGCGCGCGGCGGGCGTTGGCCCGCATCGTGTCGAGCTTCTTCGATACGCCGAGATTCGGGTTCGCCTTCCGCCACACCTCCTCCGACTGCCAGTCGTCCTCCGGATCGGCGGCATAGACGACGACGAGCGTCTCCGGATCGTCGAGCGTGCCGTCGAGGATCTTCTGGCACTCATCCCAGACCTCCTCGCCGTACGTTCCCTTTTTTCCCGCCGTCGAGATGAGGAACTCCAGCGGCTGGCGCCGGGCATCCTCGCTGTCGTGAACGAACTGGTAGAGGTCGCCCGACGTCCACTCGTGGATCTCGTCGCCGATGAGGCCCGACGCCGAAAACCCGTGCTTGCCCTCCGCCTTGCCCGACAGCGGCTTGAACGAGGCGTTCAAGGCGGGGCAGTAGATCGACGACTTCAGGCAAATGAGGTCGCGCGACAGCGTGTCGGACTTGCCGACCATCGTCGCCGCCTGCCCGAACACGAGCCGCGCCTGGCCCTCGTGCGACGCGATGGAATAGACCTCGCCGCCCTCCTCGCCATCGCCGAGCAGGATGAGCAGGGCGATGCCGGCGGCGAGCTCCGTCTTGCCGTTCTTGCGCGGCACCCAGACGTAGCAGCGCCGATAGCGCCTGGTGCCGTCCTCCCGTTTCCAGCCGAAGAGCGGCCGGACGATATCGTTCGCCTGCCACGCCTCGAGCTCGAATGGCCGCCCCGCCCATTCGCCCTTGGTGAAGCAGAGATGCCGCGGGAAGAACGCGACGGCCTTCTCCGCCGCGGCCTCGTCGAACCAGAATTCGCCCTCGCGCCAGACGAGCCCGGCGCTATCCCACTGCGCCTTGGGACCGACGCCGGCCGGCCGGGTTCGCGGCATCTTCCGCCGCGCCGGCCCGCTTTTGAACGCCATGGGTCAGTTGAGGAAGCCGACGGCCGAGTTGGGCTTGGCCGGCTCCGGCGTCGGGGTGGGCCGCTTCTCCGGCGCCGCCGGACGCGCCCCGCCGAACAGGTCGCCCGGCGCGCCGGCAGCGGCACGCGCCGCAAAGATCCGCTGCCGCTCGGCCGGGTTGAGGCCGAAGCGATCCTCGACCGACTCCAGCTTCCGGTCGAGCCGGTCGGCGATGAGGAACGCCGGATGCGCCCGCTTCAGCTTGCCGTGCGCGCTCTCGCTCTCGTAGGTCTCGCCCTCGGCGTCGAGCGTCTTCTGCATCTTCAGCCAGCGCGCGAAGTTGCGGCAGTACCGGCCGAAGGTCTCGACGTCCGTGGGGCTCAGCAGCTTGAGCGCGACGAGGCGCGGCGCCAGCCGGTTCCACACGTCGAGCCCTTCGCCCTTCAGCCAGGACGGCGGAACGACCTCGTTTGACGCATCGACCTCCGGCGCCGGGTCGGCACCGATCGGACGCCGCCCCGAATTGCCCTTCGCGATCTTCACGCTGGCCGGCTCCGGCTTCGGTCCGCGACGTCCCATGTGACTGACCTCAAAGAAAAAAAACTTCCGGAAACCTGCGCGCAAAAAAAGACGAGGTGGCCGCCGGTCCCGGCGGCGAGGGCTCCGGACTTTTGACCCGCCCCCCCTAGCCAGCGCGGCGGGCTCGATCGAACATCGCCATGAGCACAGGGTCATCGGCGTGCTCAGAAACCCAGCTCATGAAGAGGCCGCGGGTCGAATTGCAGCGGTGACACGACGGCACAAGGTTAGGCGGAACGTTGTTCAGCTTATCCCCGTCGAGGTGGTCCACGACCAACTTGGCGCGACCCTTCGCCTTCCAAGCGACCTCGACCCCGCACCAGTGACAGGCATGCGGCCCAAGCCCGATTGCGTTGAAGAGCTCCAGCCTATGGACGTAGACAAGGCCGTCCTTCTGCGCCAGTTCATGATCCGGTTTCCACGCGACCTGGTAGCCATGGTTTGTGGTCACATGCTTTCCGAACGTCGGCGGATCGAAGCTTCCGTTACGGTATTGCCGCGCATAGTGCATCTCGCACAGAGCGCCATGCCTGGTTCGAGAAGGCTTGCCACATCCGGGCCGAGTACAAGTTCCCCAATTAGTCATCGCAAAGGCCGCCCATCCCCGCTAATGACACCAACGCTACCACTCTCCTGCCGCTGTTTGTGCCTTGAGTGACACGAAACGCACAAACTCTGCCAGTTGCCCGTGTTCCAAAACAGCCGCTGGTCGCCACGATGCGGCACGATGTGGTCGACGACGGCTGCCGCCGTCACCCGCCCTTCCCGCTCGCACATCACGCACAGCGGATGCGCCATGAGGTACGTCCGCCGGGCCTTGTCCCATCGCGTGTCGTAGCCGCGCTGGCGGGCCGAGCCGCGGCGGGCGTCGTGCTCGCGGTCGCGCTCGCGCTTGTCGCGCTGCGTCGCCGGTCGGAATGTCGGGGGAAGCTGCGGCATGAGGCGCCAGAAACGACGACGCCCGGGGCCGTGTCCGGCTCCGGGCGCAGTTCTGTAACGAAGCAAAATATGCTCGTCTTAATGTCCAAACGTCAAGCGCGGCAACGCCTCGGCAACGGCCGCTCCTCCACCTCGACGGTCTCGATACCGCGCTTGCGGAAGTAGCGATCCTGCACCTCCCGCATCACGTCGTCGGACGGATCGGGGAAGAACACGCCGAGCGCCCGCGCCACGAAACGCCGACGCCGCAACACTTCCGGGCCGGCCGCGCCCCACAGCTCCGAAAGATCATCGAGCGCGCACACCAGCTTTTCCATCACGATGTCGCCGGCAGATCGCGCTCGCATGGCCGCTTCGCCATCCACAGAAATCGCATAACGCCAACGCTCGGCCACCTCGGCCACAGGGCGCCCTTGGCCGATCACGGCGGCAACGATAGGATAGCCTTCCTTGCCGAGAGCCCGCGAGATGACCCGAAGTTCGGCCATCGCCTGCATCACCTGCGCCGAGAGCGGCGCGGCCAATGCCCCGCCGTCCACCCGCACCTTGCCCGGGTCGAAGGCCTTCAGCGCCCCGATCTGCGCCCGCTCGTAGATCTCGCGGAAGCGCCGGCCGGCTGCATACTGCGTCTCATTGAGCCGCGCCTTGCCCTTCCGCCCCCGTGCCGAGGCGAGGTATTCCAGCGGGTGCTCCCGCCGGTTCACCTTCACTGCCAGCTTCGCCCCGGGCTGATAGGGATCGTCGACGATCCGCTCGCCCGGCTCGAAGCGCCCCTCGCTGCCGTGCTCCGGCAGGCCGAGCCGCTTGCGCCTTTCGCGCTCGCGCCGCGCCTTCTCGTCGGCCTTGTCGCGCTCCGCCTTCGCCTCGAGGCGCGCCGCCACCTCGTCGAACGTGCTGGAGGCCGTCTTCCCGTCATATCGCGCCATGCCCGCCTCCTCACTCGCCCGCCAGTGCCGCAAGGTCCGCATCCGCCACGCCCTCATCCGGCGGCACCTCGCCGGGCAGGAAGACGTACACCCGCTTGTCCCGCCAGCTCGGCAGGTTGGCGCCGTGCCGCTCGAACCACGGGCGCCATGCGCGCATCACGTCGCCGTCGGAGGGATACGGGCGATAGGCCGCAATCGTCGCCTGGTCCGGCAGCTCGTGCCCCTGCACGCCGATGGGCTTGCCGCCGATGGCGAGGCTCAGGGTGAAGCCGGCCGGCTTGCCTGCGCGGATGCGGGCGATGAACACGGCCCACCAGTCCCGCGTCCACGGCTCCACGGACACCCACGCGGCGGCCCCGCCCCGCTGGTCGATGCGCAGGTCGCGCCACGGCCGGTCGCGCAGATAGGTCGAGACCGGGGGAACGGTGCCGCGCCGGTGCCGCCGCAGCTCGGTGAGATAGGGCTCGACGGCCTCGATAGCCTTGCGACGCTCCGCCTCGTCGAGGCAGGCCCACAGCTTCTCGGTTCGCCCCCTGCCCGGGTCGACATGGCCCGTTGGCCAGGCGGCGAGCAGGTCGGCGAGCGGCGGCGTGATGGCCTGCTCCCCTTCCCCGTCCGCGCCCTCTCTCTCGTCCCCCTTGGGGGGGACTATAGGGGGGGAACCATCCCTGATGGTTCTATCTGATGGTTGGGGTGACACAGTTGTCACCCTCCCCGGTGACACCTGGTGTCGGGGGTAGGTGACAGAGCTGTGTCGGGGCGCCCCGACAATCTGTCGCCCCTCCTCGCCGCCCTCGGCGTAAACCCCTTGCGCCGCCTCGCTTTCCGGCGCCTCGGCCGGGTGCCCCGACAGATTGTCGGGGCTAGATGCTGCGCGCGCGGCATCGTCGAACACCAAGAAATAGGTGTTGGCGCGCCGGCGCCCGTCCGCCGCCGTGCTGGGCACGACGCGGACATAGCCGTGCTCCTCCAGCCAGCGCAGCTTGCGCTGCACCGAGCGGTCCGACTGGCGCGTGCGGCAGGCGATTTGCTCCACGGTGGGATAGCACCGGCCCGTCTCGTGGTCGGCATAATCCGCCAGCGCCAGCAAGGTCACCTTGGCCGCGAGGTCGTCGATTGGCTGCGCCCACGCCCAAGACATCGCCTGGATGCTCACGCCAGCACCTCCTTCCAGTCGGCGGCCAGCAGCGCCTCGGCCCATTGCTCCAGCGTCGCCTCCAGCGGCATGGCGGGACGCATCCGGTCGGCCACGGCGCCTACTTTGCGCACGGCGTGCAGCACGGTGGTGTGGTCGCGCCCGCCGAACTGCCGGCCGATCTCGGGCAGGCTGCGGCCGGTGAACTCCTTGGCGAGCCACATGCCCACCTGCCGGGCACGCACCACGGGCGCCTGCCGCCGCGCCGACCGCAACTCGGCAATCGTCAGCTGTGCCGCCGCCGCAGCCGCGCGGCAGCAATCCAGCACCCGCACCGGCCGCACCGTGGCTGCCTCGTCGAACAACAGGGCCCGCGCCACGCCCTCCGGCCCGACGAGGAAGGAGATCGCCCTGCGCCGAAGCTCCGGCAGGAAGACGGCCTGCGCCCGCCTGGCCGCCCCGGCGGCCATCCCGAGCGCCCCCTCCACCGCGGCCGGCGGGAGGCCGCGTCCGCACGTGAGGATGACAAGCGCAACTTGTCGCGCGGCAACGGCAAGGCCGGTGTCCTCGAAGATCATCGCATCCACGGTCAACTCGGCCGCCTTTGCAACGGCGGCGAGCGTGTCCGCCACCGAGGGCGAGTCGATGGTGAGATGCAGTGCAACGTTCTCCACCGGCGCCGGAGCGGCGGGCGCCGCCGCCGGCTGCTCCGGTGGCTTCTTTGCGCTCGCCGGGGCCGGCGGGTTCCACAGCTTGGAGCCCGGCCGCATGCGCGGCCGCGCCAAGGGTCCGAAAGCGACGAAGCCCATCACGCCACCTCGAACAGCTTGGGCGCGAGCGCTTCCGCCTCGGCCTCGCGCAGGTATTTCACCGCCTGCCGGAAATAGCTGTCCTTCAGCTCGGTGCCGATGAAGCGCCGCCCTCGTCGCAGTGAAACGTAGCCTTCGGAGCCCACGCCCATGAACGGCGAATAGACCGTCTCGCCCGGGTTCGTGTACTGCAGCACCACCCGCTCGGTGAGGTCGAGCGGCATCGGGCAGAGGTGCTTCTCCGCCTCGTCATCGCGAGCAATCTTCGTGTTGAGCACCTCCGTCTCGCGCGTGTCCATCCACACGGGTGCGGCCCACGCCTGCCACGTGTCGAGCGGGAAGTCGTTCGGCGGATGCACCACGGGCGGCACGTCATCCATGCCGTCTGCCCACTTGCGGAAGACGACGATGTATTCCGGCAACCCGCCGCCGGTGCGTGCGGCATCCTCGCGGAAGTGCTTGTAGAGAAGGCGGTCGGCCTTCGTCTTCTGCATCTCCTTCACCGGGTCGCGGTTGATGGTGATGCGCCGGTGGTAGGTCCACCCCTCCTCGATATGCGTGCGGATGCACTCGCCGGTGAAGTCGCGCAGGCCGCGGTCGCCCCGGTCCGACGAATTGGAGTAGTAGACGAGGTCCTTGACGTGGATCGCCGTGAGCCGGCCCGGCCGGGTGACGCGGAACAGTTCGCGCACGAGGTGGCGATAGGTCTCCTGAAACTCCTCGTCGCCGGAGACGTTTCCCATGTCCCGCGCGCTCTCCGAATAGATGTAGAGCGAGGAGAAGGGCGGCGAATACACCGACAGGTCGATGCTGTTCGCCGGCATCCCGGCCGTGAATTCCACGGTGTCGACGTGATAGGCAGAGAACCGCTCGCCGTGTTCTTGAGCGAATACCTTGGTCATGCGGCAATCCACGCCGGCAGGCGTGCCTCCTCTTGCGGGTCGTAATCGTGGAGAACGCGGGCCACGCGCGCGGCCCGGCGCATGGCAGCCGTCATCTCGCGCTTCATGCCGTCGTGGTCGCCGGCCTTGCGGGAGACGATGCGCCAGGCGGCCGCCTCGGCATCGGAGCAGACGACATGCGCCGCGACCGGTCGCCGCTGGCCGAAGCGCCAGGAGCGGCGCACCGCCTGATAGAAGGCCTCGTACGAGAACGAGAGGCCGATGAAGGCCATCCGGGCGCAATGCTGCCAGTTGAGGCCGAAGCCCGCGATGGACGGCTTGGTGATGATCCCGCGCGCCTGTCCACTCGAGAAGGCGACGAGTCGCTCCTCCTTCACCTCCGGACGGTGCGAGCCGCGCACCTCGACGAAGCCCGGCAGCCGCACCGCCAGGGCATCGGCCTCGTAGTCCGTGTCGCACCACACGATCCACGGTTCATCCGGATCGGCGGCGACGATCTCGGCCACCTTGTCCGCCCGCCGCTCGGCGGTGCGGCGCTTCTCCTTGTGGATCGAGGTCGCGGAAGCTTTCACCGTGCGGATCAGCGACAGCTGCGGCCCGCCCTCGTCCTCGCCGGGCATCCAGTCGCTCTCGACGAGGTGCTGGCGCACGTCGAGCGGCGGCAGGTCGTATCCCTCGTCGGAAAAGCCGAGATCCGACGGCTTCGACACGCACCGGGCCCACGAGGCCACCCAATCCCAGAAAGGCCGGATCGCCGGGCGCTTGAGGCGATAGCGGCCCATCTCCGTCTGGTCGGCGATGAACCAGCGCGACAGCATTTCGTTCGCCGGCATCACGCCGAGGAAGGCGGAGTGCTGCCCAAGCTCCGTATGGTCGTTCGGTGCCGGCGTCGCCGTGGCGGCGAGGCGAAACGGCGTCTGCGCGAAGGCGTTGATCAGCTTTCGCGTGGTGACGCCGGTGAAGGACTTGAGGATGGACGATTCGTCCAGTGCCACCCCGCCGAAGGCGTCGGTGTCGAAGAGGTCGAGGCGCTCGTAATTGGCGATGTAGACGCGTGGCTCGCGCACCGCGAAGCGGTCCCGCGCCACCCGTGCGTCGATGCCGAAGCGCGCGGCCTCGGCCGCGTGCTGGTGCCCCACGGCGAGCGGCGCCAGCATCAGCACGGGCCGGTTGGTGGCGCGCACCACCTGGTGGCCCCACTCCAGCTCGCAGAACGTCTTGCCGAGGCCGGTATCGAGAAAGGCGCCGGAGCGCCCGGTGCGCAGCGCGAATTCCGTCACCGCCCGCTGCAGCGGGAACATCTCCGGGTGCAGCTCCGGCACCTCGGCGAGCCCCGCCCCGTCGAAGGAGACGGCCTTGCGGGCGATGAGGTCGCGATAGGCGGAGAGATCCGTCATGCGCCGCGCCTTTCCATCAGGTCGAACAGCGTCGGGGCGGTGGGAGGCGGCGGCTCGGCCGAGATCTTGCGGGGCCGGTAGTTGGCCGCGATCACGGCGGCCGCGAGCGGCGGCGGCACGGAATTGCCGCACATGCGGCCCTGCGCCTCCACGGTCAGCGGCTTGCCGTTCACCTCGGGGTCGATCACGTAGCCGGGCGGGAAGCCCTGCGCGTTGAACCGCTCGCGCGGCGTCAGAATGCGCATCCCGATGTCGACGATGATGAAGTCGCCGACGGTCGCGAACTCGCCGTCGACGGCCACGCCGTGCGCGCGCAGGAAGTCCGCCACCTGCCGCGCGCGGGCGGCCTGCGCCTCGCTCAGCGGCGGG